GGCTACTCTTGATGCTGGAGGGATCGGCGTCCTCTCGATAACAGAGCCCGGTTCTGGGTATACATCAGCTCCGATTATATCTATTAGTGCTCCTGAAGTTGCCGGTGGCACACAAGCCGATGTGGCGATTGTAGTGGAGTTATTATATTTACAATCATACATAGGTGTTTCTAATAATAGGAAAAGACAAATTTACTATGGATATAATACTAATGATCAAGGGGTAATATCTTGTAGACAAGAAAATATGCGAGAACCTCAGTCGAATAATCGGACGGTAGAAACGAGAACATCTTTATTTAACGGTATTTATCCTAGGAGTATAAAATACGCCAATAGAGATTTGCTTATATGTGTTTTCAGTAATAAAAATGAAGACCCAGATGGAAATGCGCACGAGTATCGATTTAAGAAGTCTATTGGAGGAATTAAATGGGATGAAATAACCATTAATAATTCTAATAAAATTTTATCGACTAAAGAACCTTTAATAGAGGGGGACAAATATGGAAATTTTATTGTCGCTATTTTTTCATCGGGGGGGAAGTATAATTTATATAGATATAACACCAATTCATCCAATCTTGAAATACTCTTTGATGACACTTCTGACATAATAGATGTTTATAATATCAATTTTGTATCAAATAAATGGCAAATTGCTCTTAGCATTGGAACAATTGCGTCTGAGTATTTATTAAAATCTTATGATCTTACAAAATGGATTAAAACTGATAACGATGCTGGCAATGGGAATAAAGTAAGACAAATTTCTTATAAACCCGAAAGGGTGCATGACATCATTTACAGAACCGACCCCTTTTCTCCTTACAAATTTACAGACGTTCTTGCGTACACTATCATGTATAATCCAGACGCTGGCGCCGGGGTATTTCCATATAAAACCGAGGGATTAGCTACTTATCAACATTACGGCGACCCCGCCGCTGGACCTAATTATTATGATGTAGACGGCATTGCTAGTTATGCTCTAAATAGAGAACCAAATGACATTATACATGTAAATGGCAAAATATTTATAGCTTGTAATAAAAATGCTATTCTTAATTCAAGTTATTTTGGTTTTTCACTTGTAGAATCATATAGTGATGGATGGAACAGCACTTCTTATATAGAATCTGAAACTATATACGGTAGTACAGATCTGGGTAAAGTTCCGGTGACTATGTTTGCCGATAACCTACGAAGATTATATTCTTCTCCGAGAAATCCTGAATTTATTTTTACTGTTGGAGATTTTCTTGACACTAATACGGACCAAACATATGGTGTAATTCTTTACAGAACTACTTCAAATAGTAAAATATATGATTTTGCTGTTAATGGTGGTTATTACTGGAAGGTTTTAATTGGGCCTCCTTTAACTAATTATCCCGAGAGTTATTATTTAAATAAGAAGGAATGGTTAGTATCTGATTTTGAAGACATCACAGACGTTGCGTTGTCTAAAACAAGTACTCAAATGGTTGTAGTTGGTAAATCCAAGACGTCAGATTATAACTTAGTAATCTTTGAAAAAGCATATATTAACGATTTTAGGGATTATACTACGCAAAAATTAAACTTCGAAATAATATACACTGTATGTAACTTAGGAGATTTGTGGGTAGTAGGCGGAAAACCTTTACAATCGGGCGGCGCTGTTTTCAATAACAAATGTGTTGCTTATACATTCGATTTAGTAAATTGGAAGTACATAGATTTTACACACGGCGTCTCAATGACTGACGTTACATTGAAAAGCCCTCCGTTTTTTAACGTAGCAAATCAGGGCACCCCTGTCGAGAAGACAGATTCTACTAATTTTGAAGCAAATGATATCAAACCACTTGACGTATATGGACAAACTGGTATACTACTTCAAATTTCTTTCAATTATAATATAGATACTAATGACACGCATCCACCTACTTCAGGAGATGTAGGTGAGAAAATATACTTTATGTATGTATCTGGTGAAAATCTAACAATTGAACAGAATAATTCTTATCCAGAACCTTCAATTGTGTTTAGAGACATAAACCTTAGTCAGAATAGAAAACAATTAGTACCTAGTTTTACAACAAAATTAGATAACATAGAAAGACGATTCGTAGCAACTGATTATCATAATAAGTTTAATTTATTTTATGTAGTATACGAGGATGGTGAATTTATATTAGCAAGTCATAATACTAATTATTCACCCAGTAATATTTCTGAGTCTGGTACAAAACCAAATCAAAGATTTAGAAAATTTATATACATATATGAAGAATCTATTATCAAAAGAACAAATGGTCACTGCTATAAAATTGAAAAAGTTAAGAATGAAAATTTTGTAACCGGTGTAAATTCTGCGAGGTATGTTGCAGTTGGAAAAGGAAATTTTTCAAATATATTCTGGTCCGATGACTTATTATTTTGGAATGATGTTGATACATCCGGAATATTTGATATAGCATTCGATGTAACACATAAACATGGGATGTGGGTTGCTATTGGTACAGGAAATTACCAGGTTGCAATATCTAAAGACGGCAAAAATTGGACTGGGATTTATAGCAAATACACCAACAATTTACCTGAAATTATTACAGAAGATGTATCGTTCACCTCCCTGGATCAATATGACATTGTTAGGGATAATATAACCGATATTCTTCCTTATGTACCAGAACTAAAAGGCATTTTTCTTAGAAATTTATCTATTCTTCGCCTTTTTAGTAGAATAGAATATCATGTAGGAACGCAGATATGGCAAACCCTTACTTTTGACGACATTAAGGCTCTATTAGATACGGAATTTGGAGTAGGGGAATACGCTAATTTATTAAAAAATTGTAGCATAATAAATAAAAATGGTTCCACTAGATTAACAACGTGGATTCCTGGATTTACAAAAACATTAAATTCTAAGTTAGAAACTTTTTGTAATATTTCAGAAAATGGTGCATTTCCTTCTGGACTATTAAAAGACCAAAAATTGTCTATTAAAATTTTTTATAACAAACTTGAAAATGTTATTGGAGGAGACCTGGAGTCTAGGGACATGAATAATAATGTATTTGACAATATACATCATAGCACATTAATACCGACTGTTAGAGATGCGAATTACTTTATAGATTCTTTTTTGGCAGATAACTACGGTTTTCAACTAGGAGACACTTATAAGAATGTAAACGGATATTTCAAATTAAAATTTTCAACGGAAATTCAAAAATTAAGATTATATTCTAAGAGATTTGAATTAGATGACGTTGAAATAAAACAATTTAACAAAGGCGTCAAACAGATCTCTAAATTTACACAGAGTTTATACTTCGACTCATATAACACCGCGAACCTTTTATTAGATTTAGATAGTTTTAATTTATACGCGTCGCATATTATAGTATCTGGGTGGTTAACTTCCGGAGTACACATCACAGACATGAATTTAGAACTAAACGGTTATTCTTATCAAAAAGTTATAGAACCGAGTATTATAGATTATGTTACCAAATCATTTTTAGGTTTAAATTATAATAGATACACATTCAACGGTGTAGATAAAGAAGATGGGATAGGAACTCTAGTGATACCTTTGGCTTCTACAGCGTACTCAGGTTCTAGTGTACCTCTAGATAGATATGCAAGTATTAAACTCAGAATAAATTTTAATGCGCCTAGTGGACCGAGGTCTTATATTAATGTAACTTGCGTAGGAACAACTACGGTGTCTTACAATAATAGTACAGCAAATATAGACATTTACTAAATTTATATACATGGTATGAAGGTCCATTTTAGATCTGTACATATCTTCTTCCATATATTTTCCTGTTCAAATAGTTTTTCTCTACTTTTAAGTAAAGGGAAATAAATAAGATAATCGTCCTTATTTAATAATTGAAAAAATTTATATAATGTGTAAGAGTAACTTAAAAAATTTTTTCTATTTTTTGGACAATTTTTATCAAATGGTTCTTGTATATCATTAAACATACTAACTAATTTATCCTGGAGTTCATTATTAATGATTAACTGTTTATTACAAGTTATTTTATGTATTATATTTGGAATGTGTTCGTAATATTTATTAAGTTTAAGCTTTTTAAGAAATTCTTTAATTTTGGAATATGTAATTAGAGATTTATCTTTTAATCTCTCTTTCTTAATTTCAACTATTAATAAATTTATAACCTCATTAGGTATGAGAGTTCCTTCGCGACCCTGTATCTGATTTATCCATTCTTTGAAATGATTTGTTCGTTTATAACTATAAGGCTTGACATACTCGTGCGTTTCTGCATGATTCCATTCTGGAAGATTTGAAATATTCGATTTTTCTGCTAGACCACAGTTAAAACAAAGTGTAAGCCCTGATGAGATGTCGTTTGTTGTCTTACCGTCACAGTCTGGACATCTGTAAATATTATTCCTCTTACTTTCAAAGTATGTACCCGATTCCGCTGGAAAACATTTTTCCATGTACATCTTGTACATTTCACCTTTATTATTTTTTGAATCGAGTGAAATGTATTTAAATATACCGTCTTCGGGTCTATCTTCAACTGTAGTATATTCATTATTGTCTATTTCCTTTATGAAATCAATAGAATTGAATAAATAATCAGATAATTCTGTATCGTTTTCAATTTTTTCAATTTTATGTTTTAAACCCACTATCTTTTGAGAAAAGCTAAAAACTTCAGCATATTTTTTTTTAACTTCAAAGTTTTTCTTAGTTTTTTCTAATAGTATCAATTCTGAACGATATTTATCTAAATTTGTTTTGTCGTCTTCTATACTTTTAATAGTTTCAAGGTGTTTATCTATTATAGAGGTTCTTGAGTCTGTATGAACAGTTTTTTTAGATATCTTAAAAGATGTCATTTACAGTTTTATAATGTTTCTTTTTATACACATTTAAATTTTATAATTTAATTTAAAAAGATACAATAATTAATTAGATGATTGAATATTCAAGTATATTAACAGTTAAGTGTTTGAGAAAAATATGTAGAATTTACAAAATTAAAATTGATAAATGTAGTAAGTGTTTTATTTTAGATATTTTAAATAAATATTCTGCGGCTAAAGTAATTCAGCAAAGATTTAGAAAAACCCTCGATTTTAATAACATTTGTCCAATTTCACATGAAGAAATTAGGTATCCTTGGGTATGTATTAAAAACAATAATAAGTATATTTATTACGATTTTAACACTTTTGTAATTTATTTAAATAAGATGTCTGACTTTAGAGATCCTTGTACCAGACTTAAATTGTGTAATAAAACAATAGACGAAATTAATAAATTAATCGTTTACTATCATCGCAGATCAACTAATAAACTGATTATATCCGACGATATGGTTAGAGACATCGATTTTAATATATTAACATATTGTTTACATGATATCATCAAAGACGTTAATAATAAAGAATTGAATTTAGAAGAAACTTATAGAATTTATCTTCCAAGATTCATATTTTATTTCACACATCTTGTAAATAATCATTCCAAAGAAATGTCTTCTATGCTATTGAAAGCATGTAAAAAAACCCTAAATAAGCGATTAATCATTGATTATATAGATGTAGTAGAAAATGTAAACGAATTTAGAGATAATTAATTACATAAAATAACTATATAAAGAAACAAATTAGTATATAAAGAACACGGATACGACACTATGACGACGTGTACAATTTGCGACCCGCGTTCTCAGTATACAGACTGTATTTGTAATCCTAATTTTAAGAAATTCAATGAAGTGTATCAAAATAGATACATGGAAGAATTAAACTATTCATCATTTAATGTTATTAAAAAATGGGACATCTCTACAATGACCGTATGCTGTGGTTTTAATAGTGTCATAGACACTTCGAAGTATAAATTAGAGTATAGTGATGAAAATGGTAAGAAACAATTTTATAACTGTGCTAATATTTACATAACCGTGAAGTATCAAAAAAAACCTAAAGTTTCTGCCAAAATATTTTCAAACGGAAACATTCAGTTGGCGGGGGTTCTTAATCCATATTCAGCAACCTACGCGATTAGAAAACTTTTTAAAAGACTTAAAACATTAAACGCTTTTACAAGTGAAACAGCTCATATTTCTAACACTAGAATATGCATGATAAATTCTGATTTTAAGATAAGTAAATTTATAAAACAGACTGATCTGTGTAAAATTTTAGACCAGGGGAAATTAAATTATCTGAAAACATATTCTTTTAATCCAAATAAATACCCAGGTGTTAATATCAAACTGCAAGATCCGGATTGTAATAAAGTCATGTCATGTATTGTATTCAGACCCGGAAGTGTTATAATTACCGGTGGAAATGACATCGCTTCATATGAAAAAATGTATAGATGTATAATAGACGCTTTCGTAAGAAATGAAAGTATACTCTTGTGTCCTAATTAAAGTTTACTCTTCGATAGTTGTTAAATCATCAGATGTATCAAAACCTGTTAGATCCACATTCGACTCTTTCTTTTCAGTAATATCCTCTATAACCTCATTTGAATTATCTTTAACTTCGGTTGGTTTAAAGTCTGTTAAAAAAGAATCTAGTTTGTTATTTATTTCTCTCAATTTGGAAAATAAATTAAATATGAAGTAAATAATAACTACGATAACAGCGCCGATTCCAATCTTGAATATTAAATCGCTATCAATACCTTGTTCGGGAATCATTTCTTTTGTCATTTAATTTAAATAAATAAATTAAAACTAATCTTTTAACGTAAAATGTAATACTAAATTATTCGGGATCATCCTCCGGGATTTCGTTACCATCTCCTTGGATATCAATACCGTATAAAAATGTAGTACGCTTAAGTATGATACCGGAATTAGGAGGATATTCTCTAGAACCCTGTTGTACCAACTTAATGTTGTTATTAGTGAATATACCCATGTAGTAATCCTTGGTGAATTGTTCTCGTAGTAGATTATTTTCCCTACAATGTTCGTTAAATATCTGAGAAAATACCTTTAGGGGTACATACAACTTCTTGTTAAATACAATCTTTTCGGATTTCAAGAAATGTTGAAGAGAATTAGTAGTTTGCTCCATCTCTTCTTTGTTTTCCTTGAAGTATTGCGGAAGAATGTTCCAGATACCTTTCTTACCATGTCTCTTAAGTGTGTGATAGTATCCGCGAATACACAATTTCATTATACTCGGTATTTCCTTTGCTAGTCTTTTATCGATTTCGGTGTCTGTATTTACTACCTTTTTCCAAAAGTTTACTACCGCTGTTCTACGCGATACACTTTCTGAGTTATTTTTATATCTCATAATTTTATTTCCACCCATCATCATCGGAACTTCCCAGTTAATAGTTTCGTCTGACTTATACTTTTCAGAATAAGTGTTGCGTCCTCCTTCAACTAGAAGCTGCCAATCTGTCTGTTCCATCTTGAAATTTTCGGAAATCTCCGGAGCAAGTACCATAAACTTATTAACATGAGGCTTGATACCATACTTTGCGTCAATGTTATTTGCGATGATGCCTACATCTTCTTCTTCGTAAAATTTTTGAATAATTTTCATTACAATTGTACTCTTTCCGGAACCAGCCTGCCCGAGTAGATACAACAGAACCTGCCAGTTGTCCATATCACCTAGATTAAAACACATTCTACCCATAAATGTACAAAACCATCTCTGAACTTCTTCTGTAAATTCCTGATAATCAAGGACGCTTTTAAATGTAGGACAATGTTCTATGATGTTAAACCATTCGTCCTCCGAATACTCGTCATAGTTATTAAATTTCACATCATGATATTTTGCTGCTACAGACAAATTATTAAGATAGGGATGACTTTCGCCATACGGAACGAATACGTCTACATACACAGGTGTATCACCTGGTTCGGCAGTGTTATACTTGGTTATGTAATTACCGTTTTTAAAAGCAAACAGGTGACGATCTTTATTTAACGCTGGCAACTCGGGCCCAATAAATTCATTGAAGTATTTTTCCGCGTTGTTGATATTACTAGTACCGTTAGCGGTAGCATTTTTCCATTGATTAAAGTTCACTTTGTGATCAGTCTTTTGATAGATGTAATCCTTGATCGTACACTGTTTTTTCCAAGCATGGGTATTACATTTCTTGTGAATTACGGGTTTATACAAATTTCCTCCAGCTTTTGTAAACCCCTCTTCTGAAAACAACTCTAGAAGATATAGAAGAAGACATTGATAGGGTGTCTTTTTAGAATCATCAGTAAACCTAGAATACTTAAAAAGTACATCTGGATCTTCATTACACAGAGAATTTCTATTAGAATCAGATGTACGAAAAAGTATATAAGTATCGCGGACGAGCCTTTCAGAATAGAAAATTACTTCGTAGATTTTATTCCAACGTTCTTGATAGTCTTCAAAATCTGGTATGTATTTTTTAAATTTGAAATACAATAACGTAGTTTCAAATATAGCTTTTTCCATCTCTATCGAAAGAATAGACGTGTCAATTGCTTCTAAATCGGGTATACAAAGATTTTTACAAGCTGTTTCGATGATATTATCTTCCTTATTAATACACCATTTTCCATCTAAATCATGAAAGTATTCCAATAGTTTCTCGTTATCAGCCTGGTCAATCTTCTCCCTGACATCAATTGTCCAGTTAACAGGCGCCCGAGACATCACTGAATATAATTTATAATAAAATATTTTTTTATATGATTTTATTTTTGTAATATTCAGGGTTAAAAGTATTATTTAAAATGTCCTGTTAACAGTATAGAATGAAGTCATATTTGATTTTTCTCAAAAATGGAGAAATAACAGAAAAAAAGACAAATGAAAATGTATTTGATATGTCCCATTTCAAGCAGTTTAATAAATTTAAAATGTATCAAGATTACGTTGTTATGTACAATAATAATGAAAACGATGAATTGAACTTAACAGTTTTAAGTTTTACAACTGATAGGTATAATTCAGATATAGGTTTAATTAAATTAGAATGTAATTTAAATATTAAATCATTAACATTAAACGGTTATATGAAACTTTTAGAAAAAGAAAAATATGAAATACCAGAAGAAGACACGAATGTCTTAGATATTACAACACATTATAAGGACATTATTACTTTTTAAGACACAATTTGTCTTAAAATATATTTGAAAGTCTGCTTGTAAAGAATTAGTTCAAAGGGATGTATGTATCTATTTTATTTGACCTAGTGAAGTTTGCTTCTCGAGCCTCCTTTACAAGTTCTTTCTATTAATATTACTTTGAAACTAACTTTTGTGTAGGTACTTTTTCGCGGCCTTCGATGTAGATGTAATCATGTAAAAACTTTGCCTTTCCTTGAGAATCCATATTTTCTGTTTTATCTATATCTTCATTAAAATACTTATATATCCTATCATAAACATCTCCCTTTGTAATGGGTTTGCTAACTGCTGTATTCTTAAGTTCTAGTTTAGAGTCGTCACCAACATGACACACGTCTAGATTGTTGCTAGCCATAAAGTTTAAAACCTCATCTTGTTTTTGTTTCTTCTTTTGAGTAAGTTCTTTAATTTTGTCCTGGTATGGTTTCATTTTTTTCTTAAGGTCTTTAATCTGAGTGTCTATTTCAGTATAATCTCCAACATCCTTTTTAAAAAATTCAATTTCCTGATCTGTAACAGGTAGTTCCGCCATTTACTGTTAAATGTACCATTTTTTTAAATTAGTTAAGTTTTTCACATATTTTATATAAATAATACGAATTTAGTAATAGAATAAAAATTATAATAATAGCATAACACTTCATTGGGAAAATAAATTTACCAAGTATTTCATTTATTTTAACTTGACTTTTTTCGTCTAATATGTTTGATAACATATGAATGTATATACAATTGTATATATTTAATTAATGTTATTTAATCGCTAAATGCTCCGGCGTCGTCATTGTCTTCTTCTTTTTCAGAATCGTATTCATCTACGTCAAATGTATTATCCTTATCGTTGTCCCTGTCGTTATCGTTATCGTTATCGTTTACAGATTCTCCGCTGTCGCTATCGCTATCGCTACACACGGATTCCTCCTCGATTTCTTCCTCTTTTGATTTTTCCTCTTCTTCTATGAAGTTCTTAAAATCAATTTCCATTGTTTTTACTTTAGACTTTATCTTTCTTCTCTTTGTACATTTTGTTTTCGTTGGAACCGCCAATTCCGAAGGATATTCCGTTAATCTAATTGGATATATATTTTTAGATACAGTGTATTTTACACATACATTTTTACTAATCCTTGCTTCGAGAGACTCAATTGTTTCAGTATTTTCGAAATATAAAGGCATGTTTAGTCTTTTAAGAATGTAGTTCATATTTGCTATGTAATCTGTAGAATATTCTATTGGTAGATGTTTAGAATTTTTAAAGAGACTTATGTACTTGTTAAGACTTTTTATGTAAAAATTCCTCGCATTTACAATTTCCTTTGGTTCAGCTCTTGGATTCTCATGTTTAGTCGGAAAAATAATAGGATCTTTAATTTTTTGTGAATAAAAGAAATCACATTTTCCCTTCTTTTTAGATTTTTCTGCATCACATTTAAATACACGAAATGTACCTTCGTGAGTAGTTTTTTCAAAGAAAAGAGATCTATTTCCGCACTTACAGTTCATCATAACTATTGTTAATTTATATTGTAATAATATTTTAAGCATAATTATTTTATGCAATAATTTAGAGAAATAATGTATAAATAGGTATAATCTTTAATGATTACTAACGTTTATCCCAATTATGAACCAAAAACAGATTGGGTTAAACAAATGAAGGTGAATATGAATATTAGGGATCTCCAGGGAAAATATCCAAATGGCTGTCAATGCTGCGGAAATATTTACACCAAAGATAAATTTTCAATTTTAGTTAATAGTCACTTTAAAACTAAGAAGCATCAAAGATTGTGTATGGAACCGGCTAATGCTACATTTGAAAATGATTTTAGAAGTGTTAATGATATAAACATTGCTTATGAGGAAATGTGTAGAGAAAATAGACAAATAAAGCGCCTTAATTATGAACTTTTTCAAAAAATTAAAAATCTAGAAGAACAACTTAATGTTTACAAATGCCCTGGAAATACAAATCTTATAGACTTAATTTAGAGAAATAATGTATAAATAGGTATAATGAGTCGTGTACAGCAACTAGAAAGTATTCAAAAAGAATGCTTGGAACTTTTCACTAAGAAGAATCAAGATTATGGCGACGCTTTTGCCACTTATGGCACAGTCGGAGTTCTAGTGAGGATTGGCGATAAGCTTCAGAGGTTTTCAAAAATTACATCTAAGCACGTTACAATTGAAGTCACTGATGAAAATCTAAGAGATACATTGATGGATCTACATAATTATGCAGCAATGGCTATTATGACCCTTGATGAAAATAAGTAATTTTATTACAAAAAAATATAAAGTATAGGTACATTCCTAATCAATACATTGTATAGCAATCGATTATGACTGAATCTCTCGAAGGCCTTCGCAAATTTCATAACTGGGTTAAGATGCAA